ACAAGGTTTCGACTGCGTGTGATACACGGTCTTTCGGATAGAAGTCGTCGTCGTCCATATACACAATAATATCACCGGAACACTTACTGTGCATAAGGTTGCGCTTTTTCCCTAGAAGCATTTTTTCAGGATAATAAAAGTATTTTACACAGTCCATGTTGGCAACCAGGTCGCCGATCGGGTCCGTGCCGTCGTCAATAATAATCCATTCGATGCGGGATAAAGGATAGGTTTGTTGCTCGATACATTTTTTTATAAAGGGAATAAATGGTCGGCGATTGAATGTGGGAGTACAAATGCTTACAAAGGGTAAATACTCTTGGGTTTCTGTGTTTTCAGGCAAAGATGTATCTAAAACAGTAGTATTTGTATTTGTTTTCTTATGTTTATTTTTGTTTTTTTTATTACTTTTATTGTTTTTGGAAGGCATACTTATATAATAATTATTATAGGAATTATTATTTAAATCGTTTTATACAAGTCTAATATTAAATCGTTGTTTTCTGTTTTTCAAGGTTTTGTTTTTACCTTTGGAACCACCATTTTGAACTTGTTTTTTTTGTTGATCCATTATTCGATTAAGTTCATCACTCAATTGGGTTGTATTACCTTCCCTTCTATATTTTTCATTTAAAAGTAATCTCATGTTTTCAAATAAAATACCCCGGAGATCTGTTTTTTCGTTAACAAATTTATCGGTAGCGGTTTTTAGTTGCTCTGTTAGGATGTTTTCAGGTAATAGGGATAAATTGACATTGGTTTCAATTTCGGTTGGTTCTTTTGCTTCTACAGCTGTACTAACTTTAGTAACCACATTATTTTTTTCTTTTTCTTCAGGCTTAGATTTATTTCTAAACAAATCCATTAGTTTTTCTGTAATTGTTTCTGTAAATGTTTCACCTGGTTTTATGTTACTATTACTATTGCTATTACTATTACTATTACTATTACTATTGCTATTACTATTACTATTGCTATTACTATTACTATTGCTATTACTATTGCTATTACTATTGCTATTAATGATATTACTGATATCTTTACTATTTAACTGTTTTTCCACTTCTTTATTTTGTTCTAAAATTTTAAAAACTGCTCTATCAATGTTTTCAGGACTATATTCTGAAAACTTCGTCTTGTCGTTATCATATAGTTCAGTCATAATACCCTTAATATTTTCCATTAATTTTATGCTATCATCTGTGTCAGGAGAAGAATTAATGTATATACTTATTAATTTTTGTAATAATTGTAATAATTTTTCCGGGGAAATTTTAGATCTATTAACGCGTTGTTGGGATGATACATTACCACCTGCTGCTAATCCTTGTTTGCTACTAGCAACATCAACTGGTAGATCTATATTTTGAGCTGAAACAGGAGGGTTACTAGCTGTTGTTTCTTTGATGTCAGTATCATTCGAAGAGTTACTATTACTATTACCTCCTGCCGATGTCAAATTTTCGGGTTGACTACTAGAAACTGCTTGAGGAGACTTAAATGTAGTTAGCTCAATATCATTAGGTTTACTGTTTATAACAGACTCTTTTCTGTCGTCTATATATTTTGTTAAATTCGAGTTTGAAATATTGACATCACCTTTATCTGAAGGCCTATTTTCTGTATAATATCCACCAATATCACTAGAAATTTTACCAGACGGTTCAACTGGGGAGGTCGTCCTAAAAGAACCACTATTAGATTTTCTAACACCACCAGTAGCTGAATTATTATTATTATCAGTAGAAACAACCGGAGGGTTACTAGAAGATCCACCACCAGTAGCTGGAATATTATTATTATCAGTAGAAACATCAGGAGAGTTACTAGAAGATCCACCACCAGTAGCTGAAATATTATTATTATCAGTAGAAACAACCGGAGAGTTACTAGAAGATCCAGTACCAGTAGCTGAAATATTATTATTATCAGTAGAAACAACCGGAGGGTTACTAGAAGATCCAGTACCAGCAGCTGAAATATTATTATTATTATTACCGGTATTTGTTTTCTGTTCTCTAGATGCTTGTTCTTTAGCTACCTGTTCTTCTTTTGCTGCTTGTTCTTCTTTTTTCTTTTGTTCTTTTGCTTCCGCATCTGTTATATCTTTTGAACAAATAGTAACAAAATTTTTATAAGCATCAGCCAAATTTTTATAAAGAACATCTTCGCCCCTAGTATTTAGGACAGTAACAGTATTCAGATCAGTTTTGCCGTCTAATTTTTTAAACTGTTCTATAATATTTGCCTTTTGTGTTTTTAATCCAGCAATTAATTTTTGGATTTCGTAGTTTCCACTATTTCCAAACTTTTGTATTAGTCTATCAGCTTCGTCATTCTGTGCCTTCAACTTTTTCCATGCATTTATAACCTGGTCTTGAAAAGGTCCACAATCATCGTCATCAACCGCGGCAGGTTTTTCAAGCACTGGCTCTTCTAATGTATTCTTTACAGATATCATAGTTGCGTCATCCGGCTCCGTATTCACAAAAATATTGCCAAATATGACTGCCAATATAGTCGCAAGAACCACCCCGCCAAAGTATTTTGCCCCTAAATATGTATTCGCGCATGTAAACAAGTTCAAAATAGCAAAAACTAATATTAATGTCCGTTTATAAATAAGATTGTCTTTGATAAAATCCAGACAACTCTTGCTATCCGATTTTTTGTCGTCTTTAAAAGGATCATATTCCTTTAATTTGTATCCAGATGAAAACAACATTTTGAAAAATGGATAAAATGTGCCGATTGCGGGGAACACCAACATGCTTAACAAAGGTATAATAATAAGCCAAATTGGTATCCAGAGTAGTCCACGTAACAACATTTTACCAGCATTTCCAAAAATAGAATCACCATTTTTCAAGGCATCCACGCCATCAAACAGTCCGCCATTATATCCACCTTCATTTAGATTATCTTTTTCACTACTAAAAAGTGTCCTTATGGTGTAGTAAAGTGATGCCATACTATTCCAAATCCAGAAAAATGGAAAAAATATTAATCCAAAAAGGCCATAAACAACGATTTTAAGAGAGTCAGGCAGCATTCGAACACCATCTGGCATACTCATTTTGTCATATAACCAAAATCCAGTGCCAGCCACGTTATTTACTAAAATGGATTTAAATGTATCAAAATTAGAAGCAGATGCCGGATTGTCTATTTTTTTGCGAAGATTACTGATAAATGAGTTATTGAATGATTTAATAAAACCTTGCGAAGCAAAGGTAGCTTCTTGTTCCCATTTTCCAATCGGTTCGCCCCAAAATTTAAGACCTTTGAAGTCGAGTTCTGAAATTGTATTCATTGGAACTGTTATTGGATCACTTCCATTTAATCCAAACCCTACATTTTTTATACACGTATATGGCTCAAAAGTTGTATCATGAGGAATAATTTTAGCCGTAGACAATTTAGCTATATAGAGCCAAGACGTGCCAAATACAATAAACAATATAATTCCTACCATTGAAATAGCAAAATTCTGTATAAATCCACCAACGTCGGTCTTTTCAGCTGATTGATTTTTCTTTTTTTGTATAGCATCATTAGTATCTGTATTTGTATTTGTATCTGACATTATTTATAATAAATATATATTAAATTTTATAGATAATATACTAATCACTAAATTACATTTTTTTTAATATCCCGGATCCCGGATAAAATATTAAATATATTGACACCAGTAAAAAATATAATGAGTAAATATATAAATGAGTAAATTCCCGATATTACATAAATACAAATATATAATATTGTCGTTTATTGTAGTGTTGCTCTTCTTTGCTTTAGTGACACAATTTTTTTCTAGTTATAACAAAGGTGTTAACAAAGGGTCAGAAGGGTTTACAAATGATGATAAATCCGAAAATGTGCTATATGGAAATATTACATATAATCCGGAGACATTCAATAAAAGTAATTCAAATATTAGCACTAAACTAAATAATGAATATAGTCAGACTGTTAATTTGCCGTTAAATGACACACTCGGTTGCCAAAATGCCTGCTATAATGCCAAATGTTCTAAAACTGGGAAACAATGTTCCACAGATCATGATTGTTATCAAGACGGTTGTCAGTCATTATTGAAACAAGTCCATGACAAATTTGTTGCCGACCAATCCGCACCCATTGCGCCGCAAACATATACGGCTGCCGATACTTTAGAAACCGGGAGGCTCGTTTATAATCAGAACCCACAGCATTCCGCATTAACATATGATATTGGAACAAATGCCTCGGTTATCGACATGGCTGCGCAAGTGCCTAGACCCTATGAAGGATACAAAATATGGGAGCCGTCATATGAAGCAGCTGTTAAGCTAAATAACGCAAAAATGGCAAACGAAAATGCTGCGGATCCCAATAATTATGTATTTTACAAACAGAGACAAACAACAACTGGTCTATTCAATGACAATGGACCGACTGCTGCCAATGCTTCTTTATCGGTGTAAGTTAAAAAAATATATAATACATGTTATTTATCTCTACATAAAGGACAGAATGACCCTTCTACAGCTTTTTTGTTATAATCATCCAAACCATTTACTTTTTTAAAAAATTCAGTAATATATTTTAAATGCTTATTTTCATACGTTATAAATTGTTCTGTATTCATCCATTCGGGTCTTGTAGAAATTAAATCATTTCTGATTTTTATTTTTTCATCGTAACTTGTATTTTCATTACTACAAATTTTATGAAAAAAGGGCAGATAATCTTGTGACTTTATATATTCAGGGTCACTATCGTCTTCTTTCTCAATTTGAAAAGGCCAGGTTGGTGGATCTGTTTTAATTTCTACACCTTGCCATTGGTTTGGATTTATGTTTGAACCAAAATTTGTTTCCTTAAAACATCCTGAACATACTTTATGAATACAATTACGTAGGGCTAACACATTTGTATTTTTTAAACAAGCACAACAATCACCATTTTCCATATTATCCTCAGGAAATAGTAATTTATCACAATCTTTACAAATCCATACTTCATTGTAGTTACTTATAAAAATACCCGGATGTAGAAATTCTGCTTCACAGAACGAACATGCCTTGAATACTAATTTACCAGGCATTATGATAAAGATTATATATAGAAAGTATTTATATTATTATTTTATGAATAATATAAACAATATAATAGTTTTTACTTATACATTTACTTCTTTTTTATGTGGTATACATTTCCACCTTTTTCACGAAGTTATGAAAGTGGAATTATGTGGCATACATTAGACCCACATTGCCGCCAATAAAGTTGACAATATTAATGCGTTCCTCGAACAGTGTTAGATTAAAGTTGTAATCGTATATTCGCCATGTCGGTTTATTTACCGCGATTACTTGACCTGTTTGTGGGTCGCAAATGGAGAGACTTTGCGCTAAAGGGTCCAACGGCGGTATAATGGTCGTAAACTCCAACTCTATTTGATTAAATCGGTTCATATTTATTGCCCCTGACGGCTGTAAATCTGAATTATTGGAATGGATACCAAAATTGTAGCAATAAAGACCTGGTGGCGCATTCCCAGTTGTTCTCGTATATTTCTCGATATAATTGTAAATACCCGCCGCTTGTATATTTTCGCGATAAGACCCATCTAACAAAATACCCAATGCCACCAATATCATCTTGTCGTTTTCAGGCGAATAATTTGACGTAATTAGCAAGCCGGTTAGGTTGTTATTCGGATTAACACCTGGACCAATATAAAACGGTATTTGATTGCCTGACGCATCTGTTCTATAAATAAGATAGTCGCCTGACGCCGGAGCTTGGACAACATCCAATGGCATATAATTATAAGGCCAATTCGTGTAATTCGACCATTCGTTTCTTAGATTGGCGTCACTGCGTTGGAAATAGAATAGCCAATTGGAAATCATACCAATGGAGTCAAGTGCCACCTTATTCGGTCCAGTAACATTGAAGAACTGTTGCTCATGGACCTGCTTAATTAAATACTTTTGTTCTTCCATCGCAAAAATACGCTCTTCTTCGTTGGATAAGAAACAATATGTACAATTCAAGTGGACATCCGCATTCCATAATGTCCTTGTATCCGCATACGATGTTATTCCCAATTCAATGTCAGGAGGCGGTTGTAAAAATCGATAGAACTGCATATACCAGGTGTTAAAATTGGGTGCTATGTAAGGATAATTATAAACCGTATCAAAAACGTCACGAATTTGAAATAATTCGCTAATCGGCCGAATCGTAACAATAATTTGTAGCTCGTTGTATTGTAATGATGTCAATGGAAACGCCATTTGTGATTTGAGACCAAACCAGTTATTTAGCGGGATGTATAAAATACGTCCACGTATTGACGGTTCAGGGCCTGCTAAGTCACTCGTATAAAACGCATTGGGATATGAATTGACGCGCGCACCGGAATTGCCAGGGTCATTCATTTCGGTCGTGCTACCGGACATGGTGTCAAATAATTCCTTTTTGACACCGGTAAAGTCACGCTGAACCGCTGCTAGTAAATAGTCGCCCGAATACTCTTGGAGTGTATAGTTACCGCAAACAATGCTAATCTTTGAAATCATTTTGGCGCCTAAATTATCAATCCATTTGAATTCATATGGTGCCCAATCGGTATATGTAGTAGTCCCGTCGCTTTGAAGAACTTGCTGTGGCGGCATAATTGGGCTCCAAATATTGGGCATTGCGACAGTCAGATAGCAATCCATAAGTAGGTCGGCGTATCTAGGGATTTTAAAAGTAAACGTAGACGGCTCAGATAGACGCAGTGTTTTAGAACCCTCAAAGTCGACACGGAATTTCTGTAGTCCAAAGTTCGTATATTGCGCATAAGACGTTTTAAAAAATGTTTTCGACGGGTTCCCATTTAGTATTATATTTTGTTGTCCAACAGATACAAGATTCATAAGACCTCCAGGCATATTTAATTGTTATAATACTAACATATTATTTTTTTAACTTATTATAACAAAATAGTTATAAACAATAGTTATAAACAAAATATTATAAACAATTGTTATAAGAATATTATAAAAATATTATAAACTAATATAAAAGATGGCAGATACACCAAATATAGCTCAAACAGCGCAACAAAGTATACAAAATAGTATGTCAAAAATAAAAGAAATGTCGGAAGCTACGTCTATCACGCTAATAACCATGTTGACTTTTATAGTAATTATAATTACATTGATGTATTATTTTTATTATACCGGAACAGGCAATTTTGGCGGCATTTTAATAATAATCATATCAACTGTCATGTTAAGTGTTCTAGGTCAGGCGATAACTGAAGGAACAATGGGGACAATTATTGGCGGCATTCTTGGACTAGCCATTGGAATCACAATATATGTGAATATGTCAAATAATATGCTTACTCGTGAATGCCAGTTAATGGATACTGTATATGGGCAATTGAATACGAGCATTTTACCACTTGATTTAACTCAGGTAGCAAATCAGAATAATTTTAGAGATTATTATGTTAAATCGGCCTACAATTGCTGTAGTGGAGGCAATTACAAGAATGATTATGTATCTATGTGTACACTAAAAGACCTTTTGAAACAAGGTATACGAGGTCTTGATTTTGAAATTTACTCAATTGATGACCAACCCGTTGTGGCGACAAGTACAGTTGATAATTATTGTGTAAAGGAGACATTTAATTACATTAATTTTAGCGACATAATGAAAATGGTATCAGACAACGCATTTTCAACATCTGGAGCACCCAATCCGACAGACCCCATTATATTCCATTTACGAATTAAGAGCGAAAACCAGAAGATGTATGAGAATTTTGCCAAATTATTTGAGCAATATTCGGACTTGTTAATGGGAAAACAATATAGTTACGAGAATATTAAAAATAATACGATTACTAATTATGGAGCGACACCGCTTGCTGAATTAATGGGTAAGATTTCGATTATTGTAGACAAAAGCAATGATGCCTTTATGGAATGTAGTCAGTTTTATGAATATGTCAATATGACAAGCAATTCAATATTTATGAGAGAACTAACATTTGACGAAGTCAAAAATACAGATATTAACGAATTGATTGAATTTAATAAATTAGGCATGACAATTGGAATTCCGAATCCCGGGACTGATCCGGATAATCCCAGTTCGGTTGTTTTGAGGGAGACGGGCTGCCAATTGCTGGCAATGAGATATCAAAATATTGAGGCGAATGTCGAAGAGAATGATGCCTTCTTTAATGAGGCGAATAGTGCGTTTGTTTTGAAACCGGCGGTATTGCGATATATACCAGTTCAAATCGCAGCTCCGCCACCGCAAGATCCTGCCTTGTCTTATGCTCCAAAAACAATATCAGGTCAATATTTTAATTATAATATTTAGATGTCTAGATTTTTAATTTTTACATTTTTAATTTTGAAAATAGTATGATTAATTTCTTATGATTAATTATATAATAAATATATATGACCAGTTCAACTGTTTATACATCTTTAATTACATCTATTATAATACAAGTAATAACCGGTATAATAGAATTCATTTCTATATTTGTTAATTTACCTTCAAAATTCGCCTTTTTGAAACAGATGATGTTATTAGAAGTATTTGTACAGTTTATAGAAGGAGGATTTTATGTATATTGGTTAAACAATTTTACGAAGGTCTTGAATATCACACCAAGTAGATATTTTGATTGGGTAATTACAACACCAACAATGTTAGTAAATTTGATTTTTTATTTAATTTTTTTAAAAAAAATCGATGATAATACAAGCGATCAGTTACAATTTGTTGAATTATTTAAACAAGAATTGAATACTATTATTCCTGTTTTATTACTCAATTGGTTGA